GATGGTATTCGTTCAGGGTTGCAGGAATGGCAGAACAAGCAGAACGGTGAGGTAAATTCGCTGCGCGAGCAATTGAGTGCCGGGGAAAAGGCGCAGGCGGAATTAAAGCAGACGATTAAAGAGTTGCAGGCCAGTTATGACGATATGGCGAAAAAAATCGCTGCCGGACAGATGAACGGGGCAGGCGGGATAAGTCCTGAAGCTGCTGCGCGCAGTGCAGCCATGGCAAGCTATTTGCGCACCGGCACCGTAAGCGCAGCTTTAACCAAGGATAGCGATTTGGGGGTAGTTGCGCCTGTTGAGTGGGATAGAACCATGACAGATAAACTGGTGGAAATTTCCCCGGCGCGACAGTTATTTAATGTTATCCAAACGGAAAAAGCGGGATATAAAAAGGTTTATAATCTTCATGGTTACAAAGCGGGCTGGGTTGGTGAAACAGATGCGCGCCCGGGTACGGATACCGGCCAATTAGCTGAATATGAATTTAAAACCGGGGAAATTTACGCCAATCCGGCCGTTTCTCAAACCGCGCTGGATGATGCGGAAATAGATGTAGAAAATCTAATCAGTAGTGAAATAAGCAATGAGTTTGCTATTCGTGAAAACGAGTCATTTTTCACCGGTGACGGTGTCCAAGGCAAACCGCTGGGCATACTCACCTTTGTGACCGGACAGGCTAATGCAAAGGCTCATCCATTGGGAGCAATTGGCGGTGTTCAATCTCAACAGTCTTCACCACAGCAATTGTATCCAGATGATCTTATCGAGTTGATATCTGCGCTGCCAACGAAATTTGCGCCCGGAGCTGCGTTTATTATGAACCGCAAGACGATGACGCTGGCGCGCAAGATGAAAAACTATATGGGCGATTATCTGTGGCAGCAGTCGCTGGTAGCAGGCCAGCCTAACCGTCTGCTAGGTTATCCAGTGTACGAAATCGCTGAAATGCCAGATGCTGGCAGTGGTTCTATTCCAATTCTATTTGGAAATTTTAAAACCGCTTATTCTATTATTGATCGCAAAGGCGTGCGCGTTTTACGCGATCCATACAGCCGACTACCGTACATTTCATTTTATACAACTAAACGCGTAGGTGGTTCGGCTTCAAATCCCGAAGCAGTTAAGGCTATGTTGATGTAAGGAGTGTTAAATGGCTATTTTAGTTAAAGCTTTTAGTTATGTTCCAAAAGGGCAGTTTCACCCAGTTGTTTTAAAAGCTGGGGAGAAGTGCCCGAAAGAATATGAAGAAATTGCACGAAAATGGGGTTGTTTCACGCCTGATACTGATGGCACTGAGGCTACGAAAGCGGAATTGGAGGCGGTTAAAGCGGAATTGGAGGCGGCCAAAGAGGAGGCGGAAACAACCAAAGCGGAATTGGAGGCGGTTAAAGCGGAATTGGAGGCGGCCAAAGAGGAGGCGGAAACAACCAAAGCGGAATTGGAGGCGGTTAAGGCAGAACTGGAAGCAGCCAAGACGGCCGGCAAGGATGGCGGTAAGAAATAATGCGGTTTCTGACTATTGAGCAAATCAGAGCCAACCAGCGACTGGACACTACTGAGGAAGACCAGTTGCTGGAGCTGATTGGTAGTGCAGCCGAAGCGCATGTGATTGCTTATCTGAACCGCCATGTATATGTGGATGCGGATGAAAAGCGCGCAGCAGAAGAAGCCGGGGATGAAGATGGTGTGGTGGTAACGCCAGACATCATTTTATCCATGCTGATTACTGCCGGCTATTTTTATGCGCATCGTGAGGATTTGGGTCGGGCGGAAAACGCTGCGGTGCCGGTGAATGCGCATAATCTGCTGGATTTGCACCGCAAGCGACCCGCATTAAAGTAGGATAAACCGGAGACATCTCCGGTTTTTTATATTTAAAGGATGGCTATGGGTATAGCAGCGGGGAAGCTGGACAAGCGGGTGCTGATTCAGCGGCCGGAAATTTCTAAAGACGAATTCGGCGGGATTAAAAAAACTGGGTGGATGTGGGTAAGGTATGGGCAAACATGTCCTATCTGTCTGGACGTGAATTTGTGAAGAACGGGCTGGATTCGGCAAGTAGTACGGTTTCCATTCGCGTTCGCAGAAACAGCATTACGGCTGCGATTACGCCGCAATACCGGATTATGTACAAAGGCAGTATTTTCAATATTCAGGCAGTATTACCGGATTCGGTTCATTCGGAGATGATTAATCTGCCTTGTATCGCGGGCATCAATGAGGGGTAATAATGAGATTCAGCATTAAGGTTAACGGCATGGATAAGTTGCAGAAGAAGTTAAGGCGACTTGGCGATCAGGTGCAGAACGACATTGCTAAAAAAGCCACCGGCAGAGGTGCCGCCATTATCCGGGACGAGGCAAGAGAGAATGCCTACAAGGCACCGGAGCCGTACCGGGTTTATAACAGCGATGGCAAGGGTGGTAAAACCTGTACTGTAGTGAAGCCGGGGCACGTCGGGCGCAGCGTCATCATGAAGCGTATCCCTGCCTCGGAACGGTACGGGCTGACTTCAAAGCATATTGTTACCGTGTCCAACTCTAAGGAAATCCCCAAGGGAGCAAGACAGATTGCTACCTTTGTGGAATACGGTATTAATATGCCACAGCCACACCCGTTTCTGCGTCCTGCTTATGATAATAAGCGGGGAGAGGCGAAAAAGGCAGCTACAAAGATATTGATAACAGAAGTGCGGAAAGAATGGAAGAAATAGCTATTTTTTACAGCCTGATAAAGGATTTGTGTGGCGGGCGTGTTTATCCTGACCTGATACCGGTGCAGAACAATGCTGCTGACCCGGCTATGTGGCCAGCCATGCGTTATAGCGTTATTTCCGGGCAAGTGGAGGCGACAAACTGTTATCAGGCTTTTAATCCGCGGGTGCAGGTGGATATTTATGCCAATACACCGCAGGAGCGCGCGCATTGTGTGCAGGAGGCAATGGATTTAATACAGGATAGTGAGGAAATTGATTGCCAGTTGAAAACGGCACCGTTTTTTTCTTACGATATTGACAGAAAGAAGTATCAGGCAACTTTTGATTATCTGATTGTTAACTGACAATTGTTTTGATACAGGCCACGGTTATCCGTGGCTTTTTTTATGGAGTTTTATATGGCAAAAGCACAAGGGCAACCAGTAGCTAAGAGAAGCTCAAAGCGTGGGATGAGTTTTAATAGCCGCACGTATTTTTATGATTTACCCGAGATGCCAACTAAGGAAATCACCGCCTTGTCCAATACCAAACCGGCCATTGCCACTGCGGTGGGGCACGGCCTGAAAACCAGTGATGTGATTTGGGTTGAGAGCGTTGAAAACGAGGCAATTAATGGTTATTACCTAGTGAGCGTAAGCAATGAAGACACTTTTGCGCTGATGACGCTCAATGGTGAAGATATTGGTACCGTGACCGATGCCAAATTTATCACCGTCAAGAGTTACCTCTTTTGCGATGCCACCAGTGTCAAAATAGCAGCACTTAAGACTAAAGCGATTGATGCGACCACCATCTGCGATGAGGGCAGTGTGACTGAGCTGGAAAAAGAGCCGGGCACCATCAGCCTGTCCGGCCTGTGGGCACCGGACAAGGCAGTGCAGGATTTTCTGGAAGAGATGGCCGAGGAGCTGGAGACCATATTTTTTACCTTAAAGCCCAGAGGCAGTAAGTATATGCGCGGTTATCAGGTAAAAATTACCAGCTTGGACTGGGACGGCAAGAGTGGCGACAAGTGGCAGTTTGCTATTGAGCTGCAAATTAACGGGCGCAGCCGTAAATTAGATACAACATTGTGAGGAATGAAGATGACAGAAAAAAATGCAAAAGAAGCTTTTGTGAGCGCAGCTAGAGAAATTTTACAAAAACCGCTGATTGTTGCCGTGCCGGATATTAAGCCGTACGACGGACACTTATACGTTAAGTTGTTTAATGTGCGTGAAATGACGGATTTTTTTCGCCGATGTAGCGAATTTGAAAACAACTACGATGATGGTTTGAACGGGATACGTGAAAAAGCCCTGATGATTGTGGATAAAGGGGGGAACTCTATGTTTTACCCGGATAACCGCGAAGATTTAGAATTTCTGGCCGAGCTGCCTAGCAAGGTGTTGGCAGCCGTTCAGGATCATTTCTTTCTAATTAATGGAGACGAGGGCTTAAAAAAGTTGATAAACGCGAAAAATTCATAATTGAACTGTCTTTTTTATTGCATATTCCGGCCAGTGAGATTGATGGCTGGCCGGTAAGCGAATTTAACCGCTATCTGAATTATTACCACCGCTTTGGTTTTCCACAATGGCGCACCGAGCAGTATCTGGCCTATAACACGTTAATTACGGCACGCGCTGCTGGTAATGAGGAATTACAGCTGCATGATTTGCTATTGCCAGATTTGGCCGATGATGAAATTGAGCGCCAGAATGTTGCGGATGATGATGCAGATGAGATTGATGCGTTTCTGGACGGTTTGGATGATTAAGTACAGCGGACAAGTGCCGCTGTTTTTTATGGGTTATTTATGGGATGCGATTGTAATCAGGGCACACAGGCACAGCGCGACAGTAGCAGCAATTATGAACGAAAACAGGCTATCTGTGCGACATGTCCAAAAATCAATCGCTGGGTAGCAGATACGCCAAGCGGTGCGCCGGTGCATATGCTTGACCGCTGTCTTCTTTGTGGCTGTTTTATTAAGCCTAAGGCAAAAATCTGGGGGATGCACTGCCCGTTAGATAAATGGTAGGAATGAAGGTGTAGTTATGTCTGATGATTTAACCATAGGGTTTGGCCTTGATGCACGCGGGTTTATTGCCGGTGTACGCAGCACGGAAGAACAGGCCAAAAAATCTGCCCAGGCACTGATGCGCGCCTATCAGACATCTGCCCGCAGTATCAATGGTTTAACCGATGCCACCATCGCAACAAGGGCGCAGACCCTGTTAAATCTGGGCGTCACCATGGAGCAGGTGGACGCATTTAAACAGACCGCTGTATCCGTACGCAAGTACAAGGAAGAACTGAAAAAGGTAGGCGACGAGTATCAGAACAATTCTGCGGGTTTAAACGCCCATCTGATTAAATTTGGTAAGCAAAACGAATTATTATCGCTCGCTACAATCAGGACGCGTGAGCTGAAAGCGGAAGAGGCGGCACTTGCCGCCATGAGAAAATCGCAACCGGCCGCCGTAAAGGTAGGCGACGTTGATGTCAAAAGCCTGACTGAATTTAATGCCAAGCTTGATGCCGCCGCAGTTAAAGTGAAGCATCTGGCTGTGGCCATGCTGGGCATCGGCAGCGTGAAGCAGCTATCTGGCATAGCAGATGAGTGGACAACGGTAAACAACCGCTTGAAGCTGGTGATTGATTCCACTGCCGAATTAACGCAGGTGCGCAGCCAGCTAATCGCCAGTGCCAATAAAACCGGCCAGTCGCTGGGCACCGTGGCTGAACTGTATAACAAGCTAGCCATGTCGCAGAATCAGATTGGAATTAGCGGCAGCAAACTGTTAAAACTGACTGACACCATCAACAAAGCGATGGTAATTGGTGGAGGCTCGGCTGAATCACAGGCAGCAGCACTGGTACAGTTAGCACAGGCGTTCGCATCAGGCACATTGCGTGGTGAGGAATTAAATTCCGTACTGGAGCAGGCACCCGGGCTGGCGCAGACAATAGCCAAAGGATTAGGGGTTACAGTAGGGCAATTGCGCACACTGGCGGCTGAGGGAAAGCTGACATCCGAGGCTGTGGCCAATGCCATATTGAAACAATCGACAGCCGTTGATGCGCAATTTGGCAAAATGGACAAGACCATTGGCCAGTCGGTGACGACTCTTAAAAACCAAGTCATGACCTTTGTCGGCGCATTAAATGAAACCACTGGTGCCAGCCAGAAAGCGGGGGCTGTGCTTGAGTGGCTGGGGAATCATCTGGGCGTGGTTGCCACCGTTGTTGGCACTGTGGCTGCTGTCTATACCGGCAAGTATGCCGCCTCTATTGCGACGGTGATTATCCGTAAATACGCTGAAATTGCCGCATCAGAAAAATCTACCGCAGCCATGCTGAAAGAGGCAGCAGCAGCTAAATTTCTGGCGGCAGCGAAGGCGAGCAGTGCCGGCACGGCAGCTACTGGTGCAGCCACAGGTGCGGCCGGAGCAGCAAGCGCAATCAGCAGTGTTGCTGGTATGGCAAAAGGTGGCTGGGTTGGTTTGGTTGCCGGTTTGGCAATGGCAGCGTTTACTTATTATGAAATCAGCAAAGCCACTGATGTTGCCACTAATTCCCTGCGAACACAAATCGGGACTTTAGAAGAGCTAAGACAAAAATATGCCGCTGCGGATACGACAGAAAAAACGCATCTGCGAAATCAGGCGGAAAAAAACTATAACGACACTATCAAGCAAAGAGACAAGGCGATCGATGGGATGGTCGCTAAATCCGTGGATACATATGCGTCCGTGTTTCACAGACCGGATGTATCGCAAATGCGGTTGGATATGGCGCGGAAAGAAATTGCGCAGATAGAAGAGAAATTAAAAAATTGTGAAATAACAGCGGAGCAGGCAAAAGATGAAATATTCAAACTGCTCGATATAAAACCGGGTTCTAAATCCGCAAAAGCCATTGAGGAGGCAATATACAAACAAGACCAGCTACGCAAACAGGTGGCTCAGTATGGTAAAGAGCTTAACGCCTATGGCAAAAATGTACCACTGTTCGAAACCGCTGAGGAAAAAGAGCAGGCAGCTACTGATGCGGTAAACAAAGTAAACGCAGCTTTTCAGAAGTTAATTGATTCGCAAAAGCAGAGCAATGAACTGCTGGAAAAGCAGAAAGAATTAATGGCTGGCGGCATGTCGGCAAAGGTCGCTGCAGAGGTGGCCAAAGCCGGCACCGGCCAGTTAAAAGGTAAAGATAAGGAATTAAACGAATACACCCAGTCCCTATTGAAGAACGAAAGTCTGCAAAAGCAGATTGACAACATCAAATCGGTATCAGACACCCTGCAATCACTCGGCAAAAGCGCCGATGAAGCCAAAGCAGAGTTACAAGGTGGCAAAGAGGGATTAGTACTGTTTCAGCTATCTGCCAAAAATGCCACCAGCGCGCAACTGGAGCAGGCCAAGCAGTACATGGCACAAAGCAAACTATACAGGGAGCAGGCACAGAATCAGCAAACCCTGAAAGACATGGTGCAGCAGGCACAGGAAGCCAAGGCCGAGCTTATCGGCGGTAAAAACGGCCTGATTGCTTTCCGGCTGGGGCTAACACATGCCACCAATGAGCAGATACGGCAGGCGCAGGCACTTAGTGCCTTAACCGAACAGATACAGAAACAGAAATCTGTTCTAACTACACTGGAGGGTTTAAAAGAACAGGTGGCCACACTGGGCATGGATGCCATGCAGCGCCAGCTATACAACCTGCGCAGGGATGGCGCCACACCGGAACAGTTGCGTTATGCCGAGGCCATGCTAAAGCAGATTAAAGCATTTGACGACGCGCAGAAAGATACCAAATCGGCCGCACAGGATTTATCCGAAGCAGCAGAAACATTAAAGAACGGCGGGCGCACAGAGGCAGACAACAAACCGATTAGCATCTTCAGTAAAGAGTACCGCGAGCGCGAAGAAGCCTACTGGAAAAAAAAGCGGGCAGAAGAAGCAGGTATTGGCGGAATTTCCATTAACCGCAATCGCCAGATGTCCATGCCCGAAGTTGGCCGAATGACTGCACCAACTCCACCAGCTAGCTTTGGCGAACGCAAAGCCAGCGGCAAAGATATTAATGACATGATTAAAGTCACAGAGGCAATCAAAGTGGAGCTAAGCAATGGTAACAAAAACGTAAGCTTTAAAGCCCTATTTGACGCACCAGAGGGCGCCAAACAATTTAAAGACTTATGGAAAAGCACATTGCACGACGTCGCTAATGATTTGAGATAACACCGGCCACATGGCCGGTTTTTTAATAAGGTTTTTTTATGGCATTCACCCTATATACAGATTCCAAAATGACACATGAAGCAGCCAGTCCCTATCCGATAGACTTTAACGGGACAGGAACAAATGATTTTGTATTGTACTTTGGCAGCCCTTATACCCACGAAATGCTTACACCCAAAACCGGGGAAATCATGCTGATTCCGTTTAGCCGTCTGAAAGCATGGCAGCCAGAACAAAACTATAGCTTCGGGCAAATCGTAGAACCGCCGGTTGCTAATGGTTACATGTATCAATGCGTACAGGCAGGGCAGACCGGCAAAACTGAACCGGTTTGGGGTATCGCCGTTAACAAACAATGCACTTCCGGCAGTGCCAGATTTACTAATCTGGGCGCAAAATTCAAAGCTGCCGACCTAAAACTATCCCTGACCCAGCAAGGCTTAGAAACCGCCATCGGTGGCGCCGCATTAGGCTTGGGTAACCAATTACAAGGTGGGAAAGCCATACCCGTTTATATCCGCGTAAGCAACAGCGATAAAAGCGCCAGAAGCGACCGCAGCGACCCGTGTATCAGCATCAGATTAAGCGAAACCGTGCTCGACACAATCGTGCAATCAGGACACCCATAGAAAGATTATTTATGCTGGGCTTATCTTCACTTAATACAACCTTACTGGCGACAGAAATCAGCCTGAACGCCCAAACCGCACCCGGGCAAACAGGGACAGAATTACTCAGCATTGGCTGCACAGCATACAGCAGACAACAGACTGGAGAATTACTGGCACTTGCCTGTCACGTCTGCGTTGATAACAGTGGCGAGTTACTAAGTATCGCGCAGATGGTTAAGCCCACAAGTGACACAGAATTAATACAGATTGGCCAGCAGGTACTGAACCCCGTACCAAACCGCTATATGCGTGCCCGATTCGCCAAAGGTTTTGATGGCGAAAAGTACGCCATCAGAATATTTGTAGCCGGCGTAGAACTGTGTAACGTCGTACGCACCTGTGAAGTTCACTTTGCCGAAGACGAATCAGCCACAGCCAGCCTGTCCCTGCGGGAACCATGCGGCGCAATTGACCTGTACCAGTACTATAACCGGCAGATTGTCATTTACGCACAGACAGACAAATACCTGTACCCGATATTCTCAGGCATCATAGACATGCCCAAAATAGACTATTCAAGCCGTCTGCGCATACTCAGCGCCACCAAAGACCGCAGCAAATCGGTCGAAGCATTAAGCATCGACACCATTCACAGCATAGGTTACTGGTCGCCATCAATTTTTGGTGAAGAACAGAATTACGATACCAAAAATGCACAGCTCACTGACCGCTTAAGCACCATACCCGCATCATTTGATTTTGATGCACAGGGAAAAGCACATCTGACCTCATGGCTGCCTAAAACAGTGCCTGACTGGACACTGAATGCTTGCGATATTTACGAAGCCAATATGGTATTAGAAATGAGCAGCGCCGTTTCCATCGTCAACCGGGTAGAAATTGAACTGCATCACCAATTTGACCGCCTCATCCACAGAGAAATCAGCTTCAGCTATCGCTACCTTAACTTTATGAGCGATTTTGACTACATCATACGCGTAGCAGCAGAGGGCCCGGCACCGAAACTGGCCGATGTACTGAGCGCAGCCAATGGTGGTGGCTGGACAACCGGAGAATGGTGGGTTAAAGGCACCCCGCCACCGGGCGTCTATAACGGCATCAGATGGAAAGCAGCCGACTACAAATACGATTACCAGCCAACCGGAGAAAAAGACGAAAACGGGCATGATATCGTCAACGTCGTACAGATTCCGATTGGCAGCGACAGCAACCTATACGCACTGGCTGCCTCATGGAAAGCAATGCGGCGCTGGAAACAGGCAATTGACGAAAAGTACAGCATCGTCTTACAGAATCAGGAATCCATCGCCATCCATGGCGAAAAAAAAGAAAAAGTTATCTACAGCATCAAACACGAAAGCGATCATGATAAAACCGCCCGAAACTGGGGCAGTGAAAAGCATTACAAAAGACCAAAAGGAACAAAGCAGCCCAATGGTGACTACACAACCAACATCGACAACATCATTGCGGGCGAATTTGCCAACGGCTATCGGGTCGCCGTACAGATAGGCTACACCAAAATGCTTGAAAGTCACCGGCAAAACAGCATCACCATGGACTGCAAATTCCTACCCTTTGCCAGCCTGACCCATACCGCGCATATCGCAACAAAACGCTTTAACACCAACGTCAAAATAGCCGCATACAGCCATAGCTGGGACTTTACCAGCAAGCGTGGCAAAACCACCCTGACCGGAAAATTCTTCATCAATCCCGGCAGCCGCAAACAGACATTCAGCGAAGCAGAGCCACCAGCGAAGCGGCCGCAACTGCCCTGTGAAGCATATCAGCAGAACTTCATTCTGAAAGACTATACCGTCCCCTATGGCGTAGAAGTGATAGAGCAAGACCCGAATGCTGATAAAGATGAAGACGAAAAGGAAGAAGAGCACCAAGGCAACGCCATCATAATCGGCAAGCCAAAATTCAAACTATATGAATGCAATGGCTATGTAAGAAAAGAAACCGGTTATGTATACAAAGGAAACAAAATGAAGCGCGGCATCGCATTCAGAGTGCCCCTGCCTGACATAGAAGAAAAAAGTACCGACACCTTGGACGTTAACGCTGCCGGCCAGACACTTAATCTGGCCATACCGCATAACGAGCCATACCCCCGGTTAACCTGTCTTAAAAAATGAGTATCGAACATGAGCCTAGAAGAAGATTTCCGTAAACTGTTTGGTAAATACCGCCCCGGCTACGAGCGTACCCCTAACCGCCCGCGACTGCTTGGCGGTGCCGGCGTATCCATGATGCCATATGGTGGAGACAAGCAAGAAAGCAACAAATGCCTTGATATCTATGGATTATTGCAATTTAACGACAGCACCGGCAGCCCATCGATTGACGTAGCCCGCGCGATTGAAGGACTGTTTGACATTAATAGCGGCCGGCAGGTGCGCATATTTCTTGACCCCGGTGCAGAAATTTGTAAAGACAGCAACGTAAAAAAATTCAGTGATTACATATGGTACAAATTGCAGCTTAAAAATAATCATGAAGCCGTATTAACCGGGCCAGGGTACGAACACGACAACAACTTCTTTGGTGTGCTTTGGTATGGAGCCCTTGACCTATTAAATTTTCCGTTAACCTTACCGGGTTACCCTGGAGAGATAATGGAGATTAACCCGACTCGAAAAAATATTGGCGTATTTGAAAATACCGTCTATAAAATACTGAAGACAAGACCATTAAATGCCAAAGCATTTTTTACAACAGTCCCGATAAAAGCAGACTTACTGGAAAGCAATCGCGACCAATACAAAAAAGCAGTGAAACAGATTTTTGATTTTGTCTGCATCTACATAAACAAAGATAGCAAATATAATCGCAATACAATGCTGGAAACCTATGCTACTTATCAGCAAACAAACAGCTTCATCACCGAAGAAAAGCCGAGCTCCTCTAAATTGAGCAGCCTGATTTGGAATACCGAACAGTATGCAGGCAAAAAAATTCCCGAGGGAGGAGAGAAAATTTACACTTGGAAAACACCAAATAAACCATTTATCTATTCCTCCGCGCACAACATTACCCTAGATGCGCGATTTGCTTACTGGGGATTGCCTGCGGATGATTATCGAGTATATGAATCGCGCTGGAAATTCGCGGATGATCTGGTATGCGGTGCTAGTCTGATTAAAGATTACGCCCTCAGAAGCGCAGGCATTACCCGCGATGAAGAAATAACCAAAGGCAATGCTGCTGATGTTAAATTTGGCGACCACTTCATTCAATCGTTTGATTATTCAGAAGGCGTGCAACAGTACCAAGAACAGGACGTATCCTTTTATTACCGCAATAAATATGACGAAGAGGGTAACGAAACCGGCGAAGAAATGAATGAACTTTTTATCACCCTGTCTGAAAAAGGCACCACCCGACTGTGGAGCGTCGACATCTTTCCCGATAGTGCCATTATAGACCTTAGATTTGACCTAAGAGCAGGTAAATTCATACCAGTTCACCCCATAAGCCAAGATTTACTGCCCAACAAACTACAGGAATCAGGCAGCCTTGAGTTACAAGACATAAACGGCAACCAGTATCACATCGCACAAAGCAACGAAGGCTTTGTCTTAACCAGTGACAGACTGGGCAAAGAATGGATTATCAGTAGAGAAGATTATGTATTAAAGGACAAACCTATATCATGAAAAGATGTTATCTCAACAACTTCAGTACCTCATTACTCAGTCCGTTACCAGAAAATAAAACAAACTTTTTTTGCATATTGAGCGAGGACGCGACCCAAAAAATTAACGCCGTATTACCTGCTTCAAACTCTCCAGAAAACCCACAATACTTCATGCGCCTAACCCTGCAAAATGCCGACGCTACAGAATACGAATTAATTGACGTCTTCCGCTTTTTCGATCAATTGATGATTCTGCAATGCGGAGCAGAAAACACAGTTACAACCTCATGGCCGGAAGGTACGCGCGTATTGTGCGCCAGTACTGCGGGCAGCTTTAGCCAACAGCGCAACAATAACACCGTCATTATTTCTGAGATGGAAGCAATATCTTACCAAATCCAGAAAATTATTATTGATGCCAGTAGGGGGAATAGCCAAATCCTGCTATTAGAAAATGATAATAACCAACAAACTAAGCTGCCCATTCTGATTACCAACATGCAAGATGGTGATGAACTACTGCTTGAGATTAAAGGAGTAGACAGCATTAACGAACTGCCTACCCTTATGAACGCCCGCAAACTATAAAGGTAACAACCCAATGAGTATCTTATTAAAAATCTATGCTCACAACGGCGCCCTTTACTATCGGCCATTAAAGACAATTATCCCAGAACCAATTAACTACTTCCCCCTTACCGCAGCGCAGTATGATACCAATAACATATGGACAGACCAGATATCAGGCCGAAGCCTGACCGGCAGTGAAAACCATATAGCCGCAGGGGTTTACCGCATAAAAAATTTTGATGATGGGCTATTGCTTAACAGCTATCGAACCGATACAGCAATACCATTGCTGCACAATTACGACTACACTTCATCGGCAGCACTATTGTATGGCTGCGCATTAACCATCCGCATTAAACCGGGACAATTCGAAGGTTATCCCATGGCATTATGTGTTTTGTATGGCGAAAAGGGTGAATACAATCGTAACGAGAAATTGGTTATAGCTATAGAGCAACGCCAACTGGTCGTATTTTACTGCGCTAAAGGAGAGAGTAATCCTGAAAGAATCGAAACCGGAGTATCGCTTAATCCGCAGCATCAATGGACAAGCGTTGGTTTAAATTTTCATAACGACAAAGGCTATGGTCTGGCCGGCGTCTACATCAACAACCATCTGATGCCACTCAATATCATGCGACTTAAACAGTTTAGTGGCATTTACCTGTTTGGATTTGTAAGTGGGGATGAGGAGCAATACGAAGACAAAGTCATTGCCACATTTAACGGCGCAATTGCCCATGCAAAATTGTTTAACACGCCCTTAATTCAGGCAGAGTTTAAAACAATTCTTGATAGTTATGATGACAGTACTAATAATGGTGTGGTTTTTACTCAGTTTGAGCACAAAACCGAATTGATAAAAATGTTTTTAGATGTGAAGAATAACGATAAAGACAACGACCCGCCGCCCCCGCCGCCGGATGGAAATATTGGAAATGGCGAGCAGCTTCCGCCGAATCAGCCACCCAGTGGAAATACTGGAAACAGTGGGACGCATCCACCGCTTCAACCGCCCGGCGGAAGTAAAGGCTAAATTAAAGCGTATCAGATGCACCAGAGCTGTTTAAACCGGCTGTTACCGACGGGCAGGTGTTGCCTAACATCAACAAAGATGGCAGATGGCTGGTGATAGTTAAAAACAGCAGGCGGAGTACTTACTGGAATTAGCAATTCGCATGCGAGTAATAGACGGTGAGTGCAGCAATTCACGATTAGATACGCCCATTGAAGAGCTACATCCTAAGTTTATTATTTGATTTTATAACATGTTTAAGCCAGCCTAGTGCTGGCTTTTTATTATTCGTTTAATCATATGGTAGAATGAAGAATCAATAAGGAGCTTATCATGGAAAATATTGATAAAAGGTTTAACTTTTTTTTTAGATCGTTAGAAAATGATTTTAATAAAAATGTTTCTAATCAAGCAGAAAAAGTAGTTCAGGCATCTTTATACGAAAGAAAACAAAGAATGGAAAAAGTTGACCTTGATAAGGATTTTGATAATCTATTAAGCGATTCAAGTATCAGAAATGTATTTATTCGGTTACGTGATAAATGAGTTCCGTAGTTTATCTTGAATTAGATGAGGTTATCGCTAACCACGATAAAATAATTTTAGCCAGTGGTGGTTTACTGGGCATTCGTGATAAGGGATTGTTAATCAGTGCTTTAACAATGATTCAGAACGATTTGTATTATCCAACTTTTTCATCAAAGCTAGTTCACCTGATTTTTTCAATCAACAAAAATCATTGCTTCAATGATGGTAACAAGCGCACCTCGCTAAGTTCGGGAGCATCATTTTTATTAAAGAATGGTTGGCCTCCACAATTTGTTAAAGACTTCATTACCAATATGGAAGACGTGGTGGTTTGGTTGGCTGATGATGAGATTAATAAAGACATTTTAGCATTTATCATTGATATTCTACTTCTTTACTTTGAAATAAATAAAGATTCAGGCATAACCACATTAGAGGAAAAACATAAAAAAATTGAAGAATTGGTATTAAAACATTTTAAAAATTAATATATTGCCTATATTTTTATTTTAAGTTTCTCAAATTCACGCCAGCTATTCACCCTTAAATTCAATGGAAACGATGCCGAAATAGTGGACTACCAAGATTACCATTAGGAGCTTAGCTTTATAAGTATGCATAATCCAAGCCAGCTTAGTGCTGGCTTTTATAAAGTGCATTGCCTATTATTATTAAGGTAAATATAATATATTTACAACCAATAAATAAGGAAGGAAAAGTGATTGATGGATTTGAATGGAATAATGAAAAAGCTAAGCTTAATCTAAAAAACATGGCATTTCTTTTGAAGAAGTTGTTACCGTGTTTTGGGATGAGCATGGTTTAATCATTTCCGACCCTGAGCACTCAGAAAGTGAAGACCGCTTTGTATTATTAGGAATGAGCGAAAACCTACGTGTTCTTGTAGTAGTTCATTGTGAATGTGGTGATAGCATTCGCCTTATTTCTGCACGAACTGCTACTAGACACAAGCGCAAACAGTATGAGGAATATCTATGAAAAAAGAATACGATTTTAGTAATGCCAAGCCAAATCCTTATGCTAACCAATTAAAGAAGACAATTACTATTAGAATAGATGAAGAAAGTATCAGCTACTTTAAAGAGTTGGCCGAAGAAACAGGATTACCTTATCAATCACTTATCAATTTATTTTTAAAGGATTGTGCTGAAAATAAACGCAAACCAGATATTAAATGGAATAAGTAATTACTTTGAGTTACACGAGCTGCTTTCGGGCGGCTTTTTTATTTAAACAATTAACCGCCTATTGGCGGCATTTTTTATGGAGTAAACAAATCATGATTAAAGCATTTAAGTGGTTGCACTGGTTGCTTGATTTACGCTTTTTACCGGATAAATGCCAAGATTGGTTATTTGGTACCGGTACACGAATAATCGAAATACTAAGCGGATTTGCCATGCTGGGATTTGCACTAGTATTTGCATTGCATGGCGAAGAAATGATTAAAGAGGACTTATACGAAAAATTCCTGCATCTACACCCTAAGATATTCGTGGCTATTCTGGTAATTGTGGCAGCAGGGCAGCTATTTGCTGCCTTTTTTCATTCCAGCCGCAGCAATATTTTATCGGGCTGTTTCCTGATTTGGTCGGCATTAATCTGGGTGGTTATATCTGGAGCATTTATCGCAGCATACCCGCCTTTGTCTACAGGCATGACCACCTATCCTGTTATTGCCATTATCTGCGCCCTTGCCGGCAGGAACCTAATCAAACACACCAAACGGGTAGAAGACAAAAAAGGCGGTGAATGATGAACGAGGCTTTCACATTAGCCAATTGCTTTGCCCTTGCTGGTGGCTTTCTGGGTGCGCTAGTGGTGTCTGATTACAAACGCTATGGGACAGTACTAACCATTACATTCATCGTTATAGGCATGGTTTTTGCGGCAGCATTAACAGAATATTTCTTCACACAGAACCACCCATGGCTATTTGCCGGTGCTGGTGTGTTTGCTGGCATGGCTTCCACGTCTTTACTAGACGCATTCAAAGCCACAGCACCGAAGATGGCACAAAAACTGATTAATGCCGTTTGTAATAGGGCAGAAAAAATAATAGGAGATACAGAAGACAGGCAGAAATAGGGTGCCGGCTACGCCCTGTTTTTGCGGTCGTTTTGATTGTAATTAATTGAATTATATGAATTTATACCATGTCGGCTGATGGGCTATCGGCTGGTTTTTTATGTATGAAAGGTTTTGAAATGTACAAATTAAGCCAGCCTAATACTGGCTTAATATCTGAACACGTAGCAAATTTTAAGATTAGATTTCAGCGGAGAAATGAGTAACCATAATCGAAAAACCTAATTCCGCATTCATTTCAATTGCGAAATTTCTAAAATAATATTACAGTAGTAATAAGATAGAAATGAATGAACAATGATTTTAAAAGGTATTGTATATGGCAAATTTACAAATACGCATAGATGATAAACTGAGAGACGAGGCGCAGCAGATTGCTAATGATTTAGGTATGGATTTAACAACGGCTGTCAGAGTATTTTTAAAGCAAATGGTTAATGACAGAGGATTCCCGTTCCGACCTGACTTAGACCCATTCTACAGCCCCAAAAATCAGGAAGCCTTGAAAGTTTCTATTGCGCAATTGAATGCAGGTGAGGTGATTAGCAAAACACTGGATGAATTGCAAAATGAACTTTGACTTCACACCACAAAGCTGGCTGGAGTATACATATTGGCAAAACCAAGATCGCAAAACGATAAAAAAAATTAATGTGCTTTTAAATGATATAGCCCGTAATCCATACAAGGGTATAGGCAAGCCAGAAGCTCTTAGAGAAAATTTGTCAGGCTTCTGGAGTAGACGTATAGATGATAAAAACAGACTTGTTTACAGGATAGTTGATGATCGCTGCCAGATCATCCAATGCAAAGGACATTACAGCGATAAATAGACGCCCGCAGTAGCTCTCAGCCTAGCTCTAAGAGATTTCCCTCCTAGTCCGATTAAAGGCTACAAATTTATTATTTGATTTTGTAACCGTTTCAAGCCAGCCTAGTGCTGGCTTTTTAAAGTATTAATGACCAAAAATTAAAGAATAATTTAATTATGTATTAATAAGTATTGAAATGTTTACTTAAGTGTGTAAAAATAAAAAAAAAGAGTTTATGAATGCAATATATGCAAAGTAATGAGAAAAATATAAATTCAAGTAATAATAGCGATTTAGAACTTAAGTTACATTTTTGGTTATTCTTTACTAGTGGTTTCTATAAAACTAGTCGTTACATTGCCACTTGTTTTTGTATTTATTATTGTGTTTCTTCCTTATCGGGGAAAACCACAATTACTTCTTTGTCTGCAATTATAGCTACATCCGCGGGAAAAGTATCGAACGTATATAATTATGTAATTATAGTTTTGTTTATTCTTTTGATTTTTGCAGTTTTATGGGCTATCATAGAAAGGCAATTAAGAAAAAGAAAAGTAATAGAGATGAGTAAAAGGATTGTAAATTTAGAAAAATTGATTGACAAAAAGAGGTCTAGCTCGTATTTAAATAAGGATGGTTCAACTCGAAAGGAGGACAAGCGCGATGTTTAGCCCACTTTTCTTTGTTTATATGTTGATAACACTAGTAGGACTAGTGGTATTTTCTCTTATTTATAAGCAATACAAAAAGGTCATGCTTGAATATTACCGCATGGGTATATTTAAATTAAGAGATGAATTATTTGATTATGCTGCTACAGGTAACATATCTTTTGATAATGAATCTTATCAACTTGTACGTACCTTATTAAATGGGTATTTAAGATATGCTGAGAATTTAGATATTTATCGTTTTCAAAAGTTTCAAAAAGCTATAGCGGATAAAAAAATAAGTACTGTCAATCTCTTCATGCAAAAATATAATCAAACGTCTAAAACATTAAGTGAAGAACAAAAAGAAAAATTAGATAACTGTTTAAAACAATCAGCTTTTATTGCAGTCACATATATGATTAGAAAATCTATTGTTTACTGTATTGGCTTATTGATTAAATTGCTATTATGTAATGGGATATCTAAAGGTATTAGTAGATCATCATGGACGTGCTTTAGACGTGAAAAAGGTGAAACTATTAATCAAGATTTGGTTACAGATATATATAAAGCTGGCGCGCACGCCTCATAGAATATTATTCTCAAAACGACACTTTAAAGCCAGCAAGTAGCTGGCTTTTTTACCACAAAAAAATTGCCCTCAGGGACTCGAACTCCTTGGGGGCTTTGTTATTCAAATGAGGCTTTAAACGACATGGTCAATGATAAACGATTTACGTTTAAGTTTCTAGGAGTTTATATGGAAGCTATTAATTTTACACCTAAAGAGTTGCGCAAAACGATGTGGGCAGCAGCAATGATTTTACTGTTACTTGTGCTGGCATGGCGACTGCCTGAAATAATCAGCGCGATTAAATAGTGGTGATTTTTTACATTAATAAAATTCATGCAAAAAACGATTCGCGCTGCAGCATAACTGCAGTTTTCTGCATTATAAAATACTGATTAAAAATATTAATTTTTTAAATGAAAAGACAGCCATTTTTTGGACTGTCTTTTTTTTCATATAGGAAATGGAATTATGTACAAATTAAGCCAACGTTCATTAGGAAATCTGCAAGGAGTAGATGCTAATCTGGTTAAGGTGGTTAAGCGAGCCATTGAAATCACCAAACAGGATTTTACTGTTGTTGAGGGTAAACGCAGTAAAGAACAATGTTCAATTAATTATGGCAAAGGCCGTACCGCCAGTGAGTGCATCAGAAAAGGAATTGACCCTAAATACGCCCGACCCAACGAAAAAAAGGTTACGTGGGTTAGCACACCATTAGCCAGTAAACATGCAACCGGCCGCGCTGTTGATATTTACCCTTATCCATTAAATATGAAAGATTCTGATCCTAAAAAGTTCGAAGCTATCGCGGTAGCCATGAAACAGGCAGCGGCAGAATTGGGTATAAAAATCAATTGGGGCGGCAACTGGCAGAAAACCAAAGATTTACCGCATTTTGAGGTGTTGCAATGAAAAACATCAATTACATGGCTGTGGGAGCTTGGGCTTTACTTGCCTTGATGGTGTTGTTTGTAGCACTTAGTTACGGCAGCAAGCAATACAAGAAAGGCTATAGCAAGGGTGCGGAAGAAGTTCGGCGGCAGTATCAGGCAGCTTTGAACAAACAGCAGGAGGCGGCTAACAAAGCCAGCCAAGAATACGAGAAACAGAAAGCGAAGAGTGAGGTAAAACAAGATGAACGACAAGCACAAGTTACAAAGATTGTTAAAGTTCCTGTGTACACTAATGTGTGTCTGGATGCTTCAGGGGTGCGCATCATCAACGAAGCCATCAGCAGTCGCTAG